GTTCAAGTAATGGACAGCGATGCCCCTATCCCGCAAGCTAATATGCGTGTACAGGCCGCACAGACCATCTTAGATCGTGTAGGACTAGGCAAGACAGATCGACTTGATGTAACAGTAAATACTGGTGGTGGTTTATTTATTCTTCCGGCAAAAAACGAGACAGTTATTGAAGGTGTTTATGCAGAGGAGAACTAGTAGCACTATTCCTTTTGGTTATGCTATTAACGAAGCTAACCCAGAGTTTGTAGTAGAGATACCCGAAGAACTAGAAGCCTTAAATAAAGTTCTTCCGATGATAAAAGATAAAGCTCTTTCTTTGCGTGAAGGAGCTATGTGGCTTCAACATATTACAGGCCGTAAAGTCTCACACATGGGCTTAAAGAAAATAGCCGCTAAGCATGGATAAAGATTGGGATATCAATCCCGACAGCTACTTAAAAGACAACGAAGGAAACTTCATACTCAAAGTAGATGGAACTCCGCGCAAAAAAGCAGGTAGAGCTAAAGGCTCAAAAGGACGAGGCTATACCTACCACTCGCAAACCAAAGCGAAGATGGATGCAAAGAAATCAGTAAGAGAAAAAAACAAAAAGTTAAAAGCCGCTCAAGCTAAAGTAGACAATTATAAAAAGTCAATTACAAAAACTAAAAAGACTTTAAATAAACTAGAAGGCAAAGATGCCTCCAACGTCATAGAAGACGTAGAACTAAAACTAGTTCCTCCTTCTTTAGCAACCGAAGCTCAAGAGGAAGTAATCTTCAAAGCCAACGAAGGCCCACAAGAAGACTTCCTTGCCGCAGGTGAAACAGATGTCCTGTATGGTGGAGCCGCAGGTGGCGGTAAGTCTTATGCGATGTTAGTAGACCCACTGCGATACGCACATAGGTCAGCCCACAGAGGTTTAATACTTAGGCGCTCAATGCCAGAACTACGAGAGCTAATAGATAAGAGCCGTGAGTTGTACCCTAAAGCCTTCCAAGGCTGTAAGTACCGCGAAGTAGAAAAGATGTGGACATTTCCTAGCGGCGCTAAGATTGAGTTTGGATTCTTGGAGCGTGATGCAGATGTATATAGATACCAAGGACAAGCATATAGTTGGATAGGGTTTGATGAGATTACGCATTTGCCCACAGAATTCGCTTGGAACTACCTAGCTTCTCGTCTAAGGACGACTGATCCAGACATAGTACCCTACATGCGGTGTACAGCGAATCCCGGCGGTGTGGGCGCTACGTGGGTTAAAAAGCGATATATAGACCCTATACCACCCAACGAGTCCTTTGAAGGCGATGATGGACTAACAAGAAAATTTATACCTGCCAGATTGCAGGATAATCCTTTTCTTGCTTCTGATGGCAGATACGAAAGAATGTTAAAGGCTTTGCCGCCTACACAGCGCCAACAGCTTTTAGAAGGGAATTGGGATGTTTCAGAAGGTGCGGCATTCACGGAGTTCACTCCAGTACTCCATGTTGTTACACCTTTTGAAATCCCAATAAACTGGGAAAGAGTCAAGGGGATTGACTATGGCTATGCTTCCGAAAGTGCATGTGTGTGGGGAGCAATAGACCCAGAAGACGGAACACTAATCATCTACAGAGAACTGTACAAGAAAGGTCTACTAGGTACAGAGTTAGCAGAGATGTTAACAAACATGGAAATAGAAGACCCGTTCTCAGTTGCAGGTGTGCTTGATACAGCGTGTTGGAGTCGAACAGGTACTACAGGCCCAACAGTTGGAGAAACGCTCTTACGCGCAGGACACAAGCTTAGAAGAGCAGATAAAAATAGAGTTCAAGGAAAAATTCAAATCCACGAATACTTAAAAGTTACGCAAAGCGGTAGGCCACGATTACAAATATTTAATACATGCCCGAACCTGATACGCGAACTTCAAAGTATTCCTCTGGATAAGAGTAACCCCGAAGACGTAAATACTCATGCGCCCGATCATGCTTATGATGCCTTACGTTATTTAATAATGTCTAGACCTAGAATCAATGATCCATTGAGTCAGATGCGACAAATACAAAGAGAACAAGTATTTAGACCTGTTGATTCTACGTTTGGATATTAAATAGGAAAAACCTTTAATGGCAGATGATAATTTTTTTGAAAGTGCAGATAATATTTACCTAGCAGAAGTAGAAGGCGAAAAAGGTTTGAGCTTAGAGCTTGAGCCTGATTTACGTTCTATGCTTGTTGGTTTAATTGAAGATCGTTTTGCAAGTGCCGAAACAGCACGAGAGTCAGATGAAAGACGATGGATGCAAGCTTACCATAACTTCCGTGGTTTATATCCCAAGCACGTTAAGTTCAGAGAATCCGAAAAATCTAAAGTCTTCATCAAAGTAACAAAGACTAAAGTACTTGCGGCCTTTGGACAACTAGTAGATGTAATCTTTGGAACAGGTAAATTCCCAGTAGGCGTAAGAGAAACACATATCCCCGAAGGAATTTCTGAGTATGTACACCTTGACAATACGCCAAGTATTGAGACATCCGAAGCTCCAGAAGGTATGTCAAGCCCTACAGAAGAACCAGAAAACCCATTTGATGTTGGATACGTAGGAGATGGTAAAGTACTAAAAGCAGGAGCTACAATGTCAGGCTCCGAAGGTTTATTTGAAAACAAAGTAGAAGGATCAGAACTAAACTTTGTTGATGGCCCCTCTCCTAATCCTCAAATGCTTGAAATGTCTCCTGCTAAAGAAGCCGCAAGAAAAATGCAGGAGCTTATCCACGACCAAATTGAAGAATCTAACGGCTCTAGTGAGCTACGTAATGCGCTTTTTGAATCCACCCTTTTTGGAACAGGTATCGTAAAAGGCCCATTCAACTTTAATAAAACATTAAGTAGATGGACTGTTGATGAAGAAACGGGTGAAAGGACTTATAACCCTGTGTCTGTTCGTGTTCCACGTATTGAGTTTGTTAGCATTTGGGATTTCTTTCCTGACCCCAACGCTACCACTATAGAAGAATGTGAATATACTTTCCACAGACACAAATTAAACCGCTCACAAATGAGAGCTTTAGCGAAGTTACCCTACTTCAATAAAGATCAAATTCGTGAGTGCTTATCAATGGGGCCTAATTACGAAGAAAAAGATTACGAGACTGAGCTAAAAGATGATCAAAGAACAGAAGATTATGGTTCAGAAAAGTTTGAAGTTTTAGAGTACTGGGGAATTATGGACGCAGAACATGCCAGAGAAGTAGGCATGGAATTACCAGAGGATGTAGACGATTTAGATGAAGTACAAATTAATGCTTGGGTTAGTAATGGTAAGCTTTTGCGTGGTGTTGTTAACCCATTTACCCCGTATAGGCTCCCCTATAATGCTTTCCCATACGAAAGGAATCCGTATAGTTTCTTTGGAATCGGAGTCGCTGAAAACATGGACGATTCCCAACAGATAATGAACGGCCATGCACGTATGGCAATTGATAACCTTGCGCTATCAGGCTCTTTAGTATTTGATGTAGATGAATCTGCACTTGTTGGCGGTCAAAGTATGGAAATTTACCCCGGCAAAGTCTTTAGAAGACAAGCAGGTCAAGCAGGTCAAAGCATTTATGGCATGAAGTTTCCGAATACTTCTCAAGAAAACATGATGATGTTTGACAAGTTCCGACAGCTTGCAGACGAACAAACAGGAATACCTAGCTACTCGCACGGTCAAACAGGCGTACAAAGCATGACACGTACAGCATCAGGTATGTCAATGCTTCTAGGTGCGGCAAGTTTAAATATTAAAACGGTTGTTAAAAACTTAGACGACTTTTTACTCAAGCCTTTAGGCCAAGCATACTATCAATGGAACATGCAGTTCTTTGAAGGCAAGCTAGGCACAGAAGGCGATTTAGAAATACATGCTATGGGTACTAATAGTTTGATGCAAAAAGAAGTACGTAGTCAACGATTGACAATGTTCCTTCAAACTGCACAAAACCCTGCGATTGCACCGTTTGTTAAAATATCTAAAATCGTCAGTGAGCTTGCTTATAGTCTTGATCTTGATCCAGATGAAATATTAAATGATCCAGAAGAAGCGGCAATTATGGCACAAATAATAGGAGCGCAAAATGTTGGACAAGCAGATGGCAATCAAGCTGTCGCCCCTGACGAGCAACAAGGAGCTATGGGAGGCGTTCAAGGAGCACCTCAACAACCTCAAGACCTTGGAGTTACAGGCACTGGTGGTGGCAACATCGGAACTGGAAATGTTCCGCAAGCAGGGGAAAGTGAGTTCTCTGGTTAATCTAGAGCAACTAAAAGAACAAATATCAGAAGCTAAAAATAGATCAGAGGATTAATAACATGCCACAAGGTAAAGGTACATACGGAAGCAAAGCAGGACGACCACCTAAAAAAGAAAAATATATGGGTGGAGGACATTCAATGCTTAGTCGTTATGATGATGGTGGCATGGCTACGCCAAAAGTAACTGAAAAAGAAAAAGAAATGTATGGTGAAGATGCGGCAAGGTTTACATCTTTATATAATTCTTACATGCAATCTAAAGAAAAAGCTGATACGCCTGAACAAATGGAAACAATAGAAAAACGTTTTAAAGAAGTACAAGACAGTTTTGATGGGAATGCAGTTGGTGTTGCTTATAGACTTATGGATGAAGAAAAAGAAGGTAAAATGGAAGGTGGCATGATGAAGTACGCAGAAGGTTCTATGCTTGTACCACCAGAAATGGAAATGCCTGTAGATACATACGACAACATTCCTGAAGATGAGATGGCAGAAGCAAAAGCTTCACAGCTTCCAGACGATGAAATGGAAGATAAGTACTTAGAGTACGTACTTGATGAATCTTTAGATCAAGACGATCAAGAATATTTAATGAATGCTCTAGATGGTGATGAGCGTTTAAGCGGCATCTTTGATAAAGTCATGGATGTAGCAGGAGAATTCTCTGGCGAAGGCGAAGTAGAAGGCCTTGGCACTGGAGTATCAGATTCGATTCCCGCAAGGTTATCGGACGGTGAATTTGTTTTCACCAAAAAAGCAACCGATCAAATAGGCGCAGATAAGCTTCAAACTATGATGGATGATGCTGAACGTGCTTATGATGGCGGTTACATGAAGAAAGCGTTTGGCGGTATGGTAGACGACAAGCTCGAAGATAATCGAGCAGGTATGTATGCTGACGAAGAAGAAGAAATCAAAAAACAAATGATTAATTCTAATCGTATGCCAAGCATTAGATCGCGATAAGGCTACTCTATTTATAGACCCCTTATCATTTTTAAACCTAGAGGCCACCTTGAAGTATCAAGACCCTGTATTGTAAACGCGAACAGTACAGCCACCTTGAAAGACTAGCAAGCCCCAAAAGGAGAGTGACAATGACAACTGCAAGTGAAATGATAGACGAACCAGAAGCAAATCCATATAATGCTAGAAAAGATTGGCATGAGGATGTAAAACCTACAAACTCAGGAAGCGCAGACGGGTTATATTTTGAAAGACCTACGAAGGCCACCTCCAGTGACGAAGAGTCTACTGAAGCCCCCAAGCAAGGAAAACAAAATACTAATTATAAAAAAAGATACGATGACTTAAAAAAACATTATGACGAGAAGGTAGCGTCCTTTAAACAGAAGGAACAAGAACTAAGGGCAATGGCACAAAGTAGCGAACCTACTTATGCGCCGCCTAAAAGTGTCGAAGACCTAGAACAGTTTAGAGAACAATATCCTGATCTATATGAAACTGTAGAGACTGTTGCACACTTACAAAGCGAACAACAAGTCGAAGCAATCAGAAGCAAGCTCTCAGCTATTGAAGAAAGAGAGGCCGCTATTGCACGTAGAGAAGCTGAATCAGCCCTACACGCACAGCACCCCGATTTTGAAGATATACGAGGCGATGAAAAGTTTCATAACTGGGCAGAAACTCAACCCGAAGCAATTCAGGATTGGATTTATAATAACCCAAACAATGTTAATTTAGCCATCAAAGCTATTGATTTATATAAATTAGAAAATGGTCTAGCTAAAAACACAAAGCAAAAGTCAAGGAAGTCACAATCTTCCAAATCTGCGGCAGACTTTGTATCTACTAAAACAACAGGTGTAGATGCTAAAGAACCAAAGATATGGACACAACGGGAAATTGCCTCGTTGTCCATGAGAGATTTTGATAAATATGAAGCTGAAATTGATCAAGCTATTATGGAAGGACGAGTGCGATAATTTTTAATTATTGTCTTTTAGGAGTAACATAACATGGCTTTTAACCAATCAGATCAACTTTTTGAACAAAGTACAGATACCAACGGAAACTTTGGTAACTCTGTTTCAGGGCAAACTAATGCCTTTTTCATGCCTTCAATCTATTCTAAGAAGGTTCTTAATTTCTTCCGTAAGTCTTCAGTAGCGGAAGCAATTACTAACACCGATTATGCAGGTGAGATTTCTGCTTATGGTGACTCTGTAAAGATCATCAAAGAGCCAGAGATTACAGTTTACCAGTATGAGCGTGGTGCAGACGTAACTCAAACTAAACTAACTGATGCAGAAACTACTCTCATTGTAGACGTAGCTAACGCTTTCAAATTTAAAGTAGACGACATTGAAACTTCTATGTCTCACGTTAACTTTAAAGAAGTAGCGACTTCTTCAGCGGCTTACGCTTTGAAAGATGCATTTGACGCAGGCGTAATCGCTAAGATTATTGCAGGTGTTTCTGCGGCTAGTCCTAACCATATCATGGGTTCTGATAATGCTACTGACCTTGCGGAAGGTACTTTTGACGGAACTGGTAACTTGGATATTGGTTTTGGTTCAAGTGAGCATGATCCAATTGATGTTCTTTCTCGTATGGCCCGTCTACTTGACGAGCAGAACGTACCAGAAGAAGGTCGTTGGTTCCTAGCTAACCCTGAGTTCTATGAAGTTCTAGTTCAAAGCTCTTCTAAGCTACTTTCTGTTGATTTCAACGCCGGACAAGGTTCAATCCGAAACGGCCTAGTATCAACTGGTAAGTTGCGAGGATTTGACATGTACAAGACTAACAACATTGCGGCCACATCTAATGCGGCAGGGCAGTGTGTAGCGGGCCACATGTCAGCAGTTGCTACTGCACAGACTATCACTAGCACTGAGGTCATCCGTGATCCAGATAGCTTTGGTGATATTGTACGAGGCTTGCATGTTTATGGAGCTAAAGTACTACGTCCAGAGGCACTAGTATCTGC